CTGCACAGCTACCTCCACGACATTCCGCCCACCGAGTTCGAGGCCGCGTTCTACGATGCTCAACGGAGCGACCAACCGCTGGTCGCAATCCAATAGATCGAGCCTCCGGCAGAACCAGGGCGATTCAGTCGGCGTGGCGGCTAGCCCGACGCGGGTCCCTCGGACGGCGGATCGAGGGTCTCCAGGACCACCTCCGCGACCCGCTTCATGGTGGTGCGCCGGTCCATCGCAGCGCGCTGGATCCACTTGAACGCCTCGGGTTCGCTCATGTTCTGCTTGGCCTGCAGCAAACCCTTGGCGCGTTCGACGAGCTTGCGGGTCTCCAACCGGTCCGACAAGGAGGCGACCTCGCGTTCCAGCGCGGAGATCTCACCGAATCGGCTGACGGCAAGCTCGATCGCCGGGATCAGGTCGGTGATGGAGAACGGTTTGACCAGGTAGGCCATCGCCCCCGCGTCGCGGGCCCGCTCGACCAGATCGCGCTGGCTGAACGCGGTCAACACCACGATGGGGGCGATCCGCTTGGCGGCGATCTCCGAGGCGGCGTCGATCCCGTCGCGGCGGGGCATCTTGACGTCCATGATCACCAGGTCGGGGGTCAGCTTCTCGGCCAGCTCGACGGCCTCCTGGCCGTCGCCGGCCTCGCCGACGACCTCGTAGCCCTCCTCGCGCAGCATCTCGGCGAGGTCCAGCCGGATCAGCGCCTCGTCCTCGGCGATCAGTACACGGTGCGGTTTGGGCGCATCGGCTTCGTTGGTTGGCCCGCTCATCCGCTTATTCTCGCGTGGGCGTCAACAAACGGCGACTTCGGGTGTTCGGCCGGCCATCCTCTATGGTGGATAGTCGCGGTGCGCCAGGTGCGCACCGCATGCCCTCGTATCCCAATTGGCAGAGGAAACGGATTCAAAACCCGTCCAGTGTGAGTTCGAGTCTCACCGAGGGCACCGGAAATAGGAGGTCAAAGCGGTTTCAGCTATTGCCACACTGGTAGGCGCGACCACACAGTAGGCAGACAGTAGGCACGGCACTAGAATGCCGCCTATGACGACGGCCCCTCGCAAGCGCAGCGTTCGACACGGCGTAGACGATCTCTGGCACCGCACACCCCGCAAGGGTGAACAGGTGTTTTACCCCGCCGACAACGCAGACGGGCCGGTGTGGTGCATGGACCGGACCCACTTCAAGGACACCGGAACGATGGTCTGCACCACGCGGCACGGCACAGGCAAGCGCTGGCGCGCCGAGTGGGTGGACCACGATGGCAAGCGGGCCACGGCGGCGTACGACAGCAAGGCAGAAGCACAACGGCGCGCCGATGATGAACGGACCGCGATCAACACCGGCACCTATGCCGACCCGCAGCGCTCGGCGGTCACGTTCGGCATGGTGGCCGAAGCGTGGCACGAGACTAAGAGGGCTGCGAGCCGGGCGCCTAAGACTGTCGCCGGTTACCGAGAATTGCTCGATAACGTGATCCTCCCGAGGTGGGAGACGTACCCGCTGCGGGATATCGACCATGAGCGCCTACAGCAGTGGTGCGTGTGGCTCTCGACGGACCCGGCGGCACGGAGGTACCCGAAGCGCGACAAGGACGGCGAGGTAATGAGGGTCGGCCTGTCCCCCGCTCGGGTGATTCAGATTCACCAGGTGCTCAGTCAAGTATTCGCCTATGCGATCCGGGCTAGGTACCTAGCGGTCAATCCTGCCGACAGCATCACGTTGCCCAGCAAGCCTCAAAGCAAAGAGTTGGCGCTGACCCATGAGCAAGTGCGTCGTCTTGCCGACGAGACCGCCGCGGCGCCGGTTCGGCAGCGGGCCGACCTAAGGCCAGCGCTTACCGCGCTCGACGGCATGGTGCGGTTCCTGTCCTACTCGGGTCTGCGGTTCGGTGAAGCTGCCGCACTGCGGGTGAGCGACGTGGATCTGGCCAAGCGCCGGGTAAACGTCTCTAAGGGCATCACGGGTGTTCGGGGTCAGGGTCGCGTCGAGGGTGACACCAAGACTCACCAACGGCGCTCGGTGCCGATCCTGACGACGGCTTGTCTCGACGAGCTGCGGCTGGCCACCGAGGGCCGTAAGCCAAGCGAGTACCTGTATCCCGGCCCGGACGGCGAAGCTATGACCGTTGGGTGGTTCCGGGTGCGGTTCGATAAGGCCGCGGCGAAGCTGGGCTTAGGTGAGGTCACGCCTCATACGTTGCGGCACACGGCGGGTTCCCTGGCGCTCGCCGAAGGCGCCTCGGTGGCTACGGTGCAGAAGCTGTTGGGGCACCGCAATGCCACTACCACGATGAATGTTTACAGCCATATGCTGCCGGATGACTTCGACAATTTGGCGGCAGCGATGAACAAAGTGACTCAAGTCACACCGAGTTAGTAGCTGAACTAGTCCGAATTTCCGGACTGCATCGGGCTGGAAAGTTGCTGGCCAATGCCCACTGCACCAAAAATAGGAGTCCGAATTTCCGGATAAACGTTCCTATTGCTTGGATTTGGGCGGTGCGGCCGATACTGTTGGCACTACCAGGAACTACAGGTGGTCAAAAGGAGGCCGGTTCCCGGTCACAAAGTTCCGCGAAAAGCGCGGCACTGAGTAAGAAGCACCAGAAAGTCACTCAACATGTCGGAACACGACGTGTTCATTGATGCCGCCGGAATCGCTGCGTATAGCGGCCGGAGCATCGAAACGATTCGATACTGGCAGAGAATGGGACAGCTTCCCCACTCTGCGAAGGTGGGGCGAAGGCGTGTATGGAAGCGAGCCGACATCGAAGCATGGCTTGAGTCCAAGTTCGCAGCTTAACCCCTTAATCACTAACAGTTCCCAAGGCAGCCGGGCGCTTAATTGCGGCTACCGTAATAATGAAGGATCGAGATAATGAAGTTTGTTGCTAGCGTCGAGGATGGACCCACAACATACGTCGTCGCAGTCGACCGAGACGGGTTCACGCACCTCGAAACACGGTGGACTTCGGCTGACGACACTGTGAGCGCCAATGAAGTCGTGCTATCAGAGGGCGCTGCGGTAGAGCTTATCGCGGCGCTGAAAGGTGCAATGGCCGTCGTGTAGGAATGGCCGTTGAAATGGTGACCTGTGGAACCTTTTCCGCAGGTCACCATTTGTTTGCAGCCGCGCTCTGCGCGCCAATTTGTGACAAAAGTCACGCTATTGGCCTTAACTGCATGAATTTGAGGGTCCAGTTGATAGATTTAACTTATAGGTTGGTTGAGAACGAACCGCACGTAACGACAACGGTCACGAAACGCCAAAAAAGAACCGACCGCATAGACGTACAGGGCTGCCCCAACTGGCAAATAAGCCCAGACGGGTCGCTGTATTACCAACGCCGGAAGGCCACTCCCGACGGAACGGTGCCAGTAATTGACCTCGGACCGGCGGCATTCCCGCCCGTTGTTCCGGCTCATGGCGACGGGAGCCGCGAACGATTCGTAGACGAGCTGGTGTGCTGGCACTTTCACCGCCGCCTATCCATCTCGCAACAGCGGTTCGCCTACACCATTCATCTAGACGGCGACTGGTCGAACTGTGCGGCCGACAACGTACGCCAGGTGCTCGATACCGAATGGCAATGGGAACAGAAGATGCGCGGATGGATGGCATCGAACATCCCCGCTAAACGCCTCAAGACACCGGGCGCCGCGTCGTTCGGGGGCCGACGCAACGAGGTGGCGCCCAGCGACCTGCGTGAGGGCGGCGTCATCGCCGCACTACCGGAATGGGCTGACGTAGTGCCCATCTGGGTGCGAGACAGACTGAAAACAGAACAGGAGAAGGCTTGTGCATGACACAGGAGACGTGACGCTCGGCGTCAAGGCGTATGAGTTCATGACCGACGAGGCCGAGACATGCATTGGCTTGCGGTTCGTGCTGATGGATCACTACTCGCCGGCGCTCAAAACGGTCACGGTGCCGATTGACCCAGACGCGGCGCTGAAGATCGGAGCAACGTTGATTGCGCATAGCGATTGGCTGTCTGGCCGTCCCGAACGGGACTGGTCGCAACTCGCAGCCTAGAGCCACAAAGCTAGACCGGCCCGTGCCCGGACCTCTCCTGTACCGAAGGTCCGGGCACCCGCCATTTAACGGGGGAACTATGGGGATATTGGTAGTCAAACGGACACGTGGATACGAGATACAGGCCGACGGCTACACCGTCACACGCCTGGACGACGAACAAGCACGAGACCTCAAGTCTGCGCTCGATGCCGCGCTCACCGCGAACAGCGGATCTGCGCGAACACCGGCCAAAGCACGCTGGGGGCCCGCATGAGCACCGCAGTCACGGTGCCCGCCGAAACGGGCGAACCCTACTGCGTTGCCAGAACGGGCCCGAACCGGGTCACCATCACCAGGCGCAGCGAAAGCGGGTTTGAACACCGCCTGACGTTCCGCACCAGCGAAGCACTCGCCGTGATCAACGTCGTCGCCGACCTGCTCGAACAGACAACGATCTAGTGCAGCGGCCCTGTCTGGGCTGCGGGTACCTTATCGACCACGGCTCACGCTGCAACGACTGCCGACCTAAGCGCACCGTTAAGCCCGGCACTAAGGGCAGAACTGCGACGGACTGGCGATGGCGCAAGCTAAGCCAGAAGCTAAGGCGACTAAGCCCGTTCTGTGAGAAGTGTTTAGCCACCACAGATTTGACCGTTGACCACGTTATCCCGCCCAGCGAACGGCCAGACCTCACCTACGACGAACTCAACCTGCGCGTTTGGTGCCGTAGCTGCAACGGGTCGCGCAGCAACCGGGTGACCGACCAGGAACGACAACAGGTGCTCGACGCTATCGCACAACGACGCACGCGGAAATCCTTGCGTCTAAGGGATGGACTTGCCTCCACCTAACGTCGTGATATTCAAGTTGAGGGTGTATCGACCCTCCTCGCCTGAGCGGTCCTTCCGGACATGCAGCTCGGCTGGTCGGGCGATGCGCCCAGCGTTCACGTCGTCGACGACGCTCGCCGCAAGTGGGAACAACTTCTGCTCCCACAATGCGTCACGGACGGTCTTCACATGGTCCTCGAAGGTAGTCACGAACTCCGCGCTGTTCGGCGGACCTGCGTCAATTTCGAGTGCCACGTTGATCGAAGTTGGATGGGCAGGACCGTTCGCGTAGGTGAAGCCTGTCTCTACCGACTCGAACTCTGCACCATTCCTATGGGCTACGTGACCGTGCCGCCAGTCCATGATTCGCTCGTGCACCGCAAGCCCCTCGTCACCCAGAATCTCGGCGACGAAGTCTTTAAACGCAATCTTGCGCTTCCTGTTGCTCACGGCGCACCGCCCGTACGACGCGACGGCGGACTCCCAGAGCGCTCGGCGGTGAAAGACGTTCGCCATCTTCGAATCGTCCAGCTTCCTGCGCTCGTGGAGCGCCATGTCCGCTGCTTGGAGGTCAGACCATGCGGAGGACCAGCGATTCAATAAGGTCGCGTTCAGCCCGGTCAAGGTGCCCCATAGCTCGCCTTTGTTCGCCATGCAATAGACGCTAGTCGAAGGGTAAGACAACCAAGGTGATGCTCACGAGCCCGTTAAGCCGGTTCGAGTTGACGATGACGTGCGCTAAGGGTGGCCAGTAACCCCCGGACGGCTCGTCCCTCCTCTCGGACTGCCAGCGCGGAGACGATTACTCACCATCCCTTGGCGGTAGCGGTGTGCGAGCACGTTGGCCGAGGAAATCCCATTGATTAGCGAACGGATCTTTCCGGAAGAATCGTTGGTTTACGCTGGCCTTGGCTAGTGTCAGCCAGCGGCCTTTGTTCACCATGTTGATCTGAGTTGTCTGTCTTTCAGCCTCAGACAATGCAACAATTAGATTGTTTGTAAAGAAACCTCTGTTCATTTCGTTGGCGGGTTCGTCAATGAATCTCTGCCAGGTATCACGTACAAATCTCAGAGCTTCCGACATGTGTTGCGGGTCTAAATTTACGAGCTCGTCTGAAAGTCGGAAGAGTTTGCGTTCAGTTGTACGCCCGAGTAGCTCTGGCACTTCCTTGACCGCTCTTCTGCTAATCCCCGCAAGGGCCTCAACGAGCACGGGTGAGACTTCATAGAGAAAATCAAGATATTCACGGCGAAGTTCGCGTTGCTGGGCGCGTACGGGCTCGCGTATTCCGTGCCACAAGTTATATATGCCGAGAATTAATCCGGCGACACCAGCCGCCTGCGACAGCGAGAGCAACAACGTGGACCCCCAAGACACAGAAGGAGTTTAGATTGCGTGCTGGCCCGAAAAGGGCCGTCGATGACAGTGTGTTGCCGTTTCGGCCACGGTCGGACGGCTCGGCGGCATTCGCCGCGTTCTGCGAGAAGTTCGTGAAGGTCCGCGAGTCCCGGCGGGTGGTTCCGCTGCGCTTGCGCCCGTGGCAGCGCGAATTGCTCGGATCCGTGCTCGACTCCGATCCTGTGCCGCGTGTGGCGGGCTGGTGTCTGCCGCGCGGTCAGGGCAAGTCAACATTGGTCGCCGCGCTCGGGGTCTATGAGCTGATGACTGGCGGCGAAGGTGCCACCGTGATCGTGGCGGCGGTGGATGAGCGCCAGGCGGGCATCGTGTTCAACGTCGCCGCTCGGATGGTCGAGTTGAACGACGACCTGGCTGGCCGGGTGCAGGTGTTCAAGGATCGGCTGGTGGTGCCTTCGCGGGGTGCCTCGTTTGCCTGTCTTCCGGCGTCACCGGCAAGTCTTGAGGGCTTGGACTATTCGCTGGCCATCGTGGATGAGATTGGCCGGGTAGCGGCGGAAACGTGGGAAGTGATCGCGCTCGCGCAGGGCAAGCGTGAGCAGTCGACGCTTATCGGCATCGGTACGCCCGGACCCAACGAGGACAACGTTCTAACGCGGCTTAAGGCGTATTCGCAGGCTCACCCGGAAGACACCAGTCAGGTTTACCGGGAGTTCAGCGCGGCGGGTTTTGAAGATCATCCGCCGTCTTGTGAACACTGTTGGGAGCTGGCGAACCCGGCACTTGATGACTATTTGCACCGGGACGCGTTGCGGGCGTTGTTGCCGCCGAAGATGACGGAGACGCACTTTCGACGGGCCAGGCTGTGCCAATTCGTCGGCGGTAATGAGCATCCGTTTATCGACTCCGAAACGTGGGACGGGCTGAGCAGCGGCCTGCTCGTCCCGGAGGGTTCCGAGGTCGTGTTGGCCGTTGACGCCAGCCTTAAGGACGACAGCACCGCAATCGTTGTCGGCACGGTGGCGGCTAAGCCGCATTTCGACACGCTTGCAGTGTGGGAGAAGCCACGCGACGACGACGGTTGGCAGGTGCAGATCTTGGACGTTGAGCAAGCGGTGAGGGACGCGGCTAAGCGGTACAAGGTCCGCGAGGTTGCATTCGACCCGGCCTATTTCACGCGCTCGGCGGCTGTGCTGGCAGCCGAGGGACTGCCGATGGTTGTTTTCGCTCAGTCACCACCGCGCCAGACAGCGGCGACTAACGACCTGCACAGCTCGGCGCTTGCGGGACTGTTCACCCATTCCGGGAACGCGGACCTTAGGCGGCATGTCCTAAACGCCACGGTGTTGGAGTCGGATAAGGGTATCCGGCTTGCGAAGACTTCACGGTCGAAGCACGCGCCGAAGATTGACCTTGCTACGGCGCTGATGATGGCGCACTCGCGAGCTACTTGGCTTGCGTCGCAGCAGAAGCCACGGAGGCGTGTCGTTTCGTCCGCTTACTAAATAATTGAATAAGGATTCGCATTGTCTAACGAATTGGTGATCGAACTGTGTCAGGCGCTTGACGCGCCGCAGCACAAGTTCGCACAGTATGGCCGTTATTACCGGGGTGAACAGGCGCTTAGTTTCGTGTCTCCGGAATCGGCGGCGGCTATCGGTAATCGGCTCTCTAAGCTCATCGTTAACGTGCCGCGGATTGCGGTTAACGCGGTCGCGGAGCGCTGCCGTTTGCTGGGGTTTGAGCCCGATCCGCAGGTGTGGGCCGACTTCATTGCTAACGATCTTGACCAGCAGGCGGGCATCGTTCACCGTTCGGCACTGCTCTACGGGCAGTCGTTTGTGATCGTGTGGAGCGAGGACGGCGCCAGCCCGGTGGCCACGGTGGAGTCTCCGCTGAACGTGCAGGTGTTAACCGATCCGGCAACCCGCGAAGTGACTTCTGCGGTGAAGCGCTGGACCGACGCCACGAAGCGCGAAACGCATTGCGTGGTGTATCTACCCGATGAGATTCAGCATTGGCGGGCCAATCAGACCGGTGCACCATCGACCGCGCTGAGGTTGGTAGGGCGGCTGGATAATCCGCTGGGCGTGGTCCCGGTGGTGCGGTTCCTCAACGCTGACCTGTTGGGCGAGTGTGTCAGCGAGATCGCCGATATCGCCTGCCTTACCGATGCGTTGAGCAAGGTGTCTAGCGACATGCTGATTGCGTCGGAGTTTCTTGCTAAGCCGCGTCGCTGGGCCACCGGTGTTGAGCTTATGGAAGTCCCGGTGCTCGACGGTGAGGGCAACCCGGTCTTCGAGAACGGGGCGCCGGTCACTGAGGCGGTGTCACCGTTTCCGAACAACGACAAGTTCCTGATCAGCGAGGCCGAGGAAACGAAGTTCGGACAGCTCAATGGGAGCACCTTGGACGGCTACAAGAACGCCGCCGACCTGATCTTGTCGGAGCTGGCTGCGGTGTCGAATCTGCCGCCGCACTATCTGGGAATCTTGCACGCGAACCCGACCAGCGCGGATAGTTTGCGTGCCAGCGAGGCGGGCCTAACGAGCAAGGCCGAAGCTAAGCAGGCGGCCTTTGGGCGGTCCTGGGAGCTGGTCGGCAAGCTCATGCAGGCCATCCGCACGGGGGTTTCCCCGGCGTCGGTGCAGTGCCGGGTGCAGTGGTGTGACCCGTCGACCCGCAGTGAAGCCCAGGCCGCCGACGCGGTGCTCAAGCTCGTGCAGGCGGGCATCTTGAGTAAGTCGGGTGCGCTGCGCCGGCTGGGCTATACGCAAACCGATATCGATCAGGAACTGAGCGACCGCGCCGCCGATGCGTTGGCCAGTGCCGACCCAAGTCTGATGACGTTCGCCAAATTGCAGAATGAGAACGGAAATATGAGTTATTCCGGGGGGATTTAGAGATGAGTGACGTTAATTCCGGCCCAGATGGCGCGGAAACGCACGACCACAACAATGACGGTCCAGGTGCCGTCGACAAGCCGGACGGTGCGCAAGGCGCGCAGCCAGACGACGAGTCCGCAGGTGATACGTTCCCCCGCGATTATGTCGAGTCGCTACGTAAGGAGTCGGCCGGGTACCGCGACCGCGCTAAGCAGGCCGAGGGCCAAGTCGAGACTCTCTCTCGACGGCTGCATACCGAACTAGTGAAGGCAACTAAACGGCTGGAAAACCCGGCTGACCTGCCTTACGACGCTAAGCACCTCGACGACGCCGACACGCTAGCCGCTGCGCTCGATGCGCTGCTGGCTGACCGGCCTTATTTGGCTAAGCGGGCCGTTAGGGGCGACGCCGGTCAGGGTGTCCGCGGCGGCGCGCAACCGCCGAGCTTGCTTGATGCCTTGAAAGGCACCATTTAGCGCCCGGTGCGCACAAACCCCCGCCCTGATGGCGGCCAATAACTGAACAGACAATTGAATAAGGACAACTGAATATGGCTATCGAAACGCCGGGTGGCAATACCACCCTGATTTACGACGAAATCGCGTCGAACATCGTGACCGGGCCGCTGGTGCAGGCTTCCACGTTCCTATCGGCGCCCGGTCTGCGCATCGTCAACGCGTCGCATGAAATGCGCTTCCCCAAGGTCGGGGCGATCACAGCGGGCTACGTGGCCGCGGGCGCTCAGGTCAGCGACGGCGACGCCGCTTTCACCGAAGTGCGGGTGCTCCCGTCGGGGATTAAGGGCACGAAGGCGCTGATCAAGCTGTCAGCGGAGTTGATCCGCACCGCCGGGGTCGACCTGGAGTCGGTGATCCGCGAACAGATGGTCGACGGCATCGCCCGCGCTGTCGACGCAGCGCTGTGGAACGGCGATGGTAACGCCCCGACCGACGATGAGGTGCTGGGCATTCTGGCCCGCGACTCGGTGGAGGCGGGCGACCTGGATCTGACCGACGCCGATTCGATCATCGACGGCATCGCGAAGGCTGTGGGCAACAAGGTGCAGCCGAACGCGCTGGCGATGAATATCGACACGTTCACGGCGTTCCGCAAGCTTAAGGTCGGCGCATCTGATGCCCGCTACATTTTCGATCCGAGCAACGCATACCGTGCGAACAGCTTTGAGATGTTCGGGCTGCCAGTGATTATCACCGACAACGTGCCCGCTGAGTCGGTCGCGGTGATCGACTTCACCAAGATTGTCGTGGTCCGTGACCAGGCCCCGACGGTGTCGGTGGACAAGCTCATCGAGTACGACAGCACGGCGATGCTGGTCACAACTCGGCTGGATGTGGGATTGCTGCACGACGAGGCAGTCACGCTGTTGACCGTTCCAGAAGAGTAAGCGGGTGGCTGCGCCGACAGCGGCCCAGTTGGCCGAATTTATGGGTCGTGAGGTTAACGAGAGTCAGGCCAGCGCCGTACTCGACGTGGTGACCGCTCTCGCCGCGTCCTATACGCGCGGGCTCGGATTCACAGGCGGTGAACCGAATGCCGATGTCCGTTGCGTGATCCTATCGGCGTCGGCGCGCTTGCTCACTGACACCACGCAGATCACGGCGGACCGCAGCATGGGGCCGTTCTCGGTGAGCTACCGAGCCGGGTTCGACGGCTGGACAACCGCTGAGCTGTACGTACTTAACCGCTACCGGCAGCGGGCAGCCTAAAAAAAGCTGCTCACTTCCGCACGCGGGATTTAGCGGGATTAAGGACGACGCCCGACTTAGGTCGGGCGGTGTCGCGCAGCTTAGGAACTGCGCGGCGGCGGTGAGGGCACCCGGAGTCAACCTCACATTGGGGAGGTGACCCCTTACGGAACCGTACGGGTGCGTCTACCGCAACCACTCGGGACGACTTGTCCCGGGCGGTCGCAAACAAACCATGACCGACCGTCGTGGCCACGTTTGCGGCTTCACGAAACACGGGCCGGGAATCTCCCGACCCGGAGCCAGAGGGGAACGCGTGCCGGAGTAGTTACCGGCTGCTGAGGCTAGTCAGCAAGCGCGTTCCCAACAGAACGGCCCCCGGGGTGCAAGGAACACCTTGGGGGCCGCTTTCTGCGTTTCAGGCGTCGGGGTCGAGTTCCGTCGACCAGTGGTGTCCGTCCGGGTAGGCGAACTGTACGTGCGTGCCGTTGGCGAACAGCCGATAGTGCCCGTCGCAGATGGTGTGCCAGTCGGTGCAGTCGGGGGCGGGTGCGGGAATCATTTCGAGGTTGGTCACAGCCGGGACGGTACAGCCCGCTGAGGTGTCCGTCAACGCTGAGATATGTTGTGTTGCAGCGTATTTAACGTACAGGCGATGTGTCGGCGTCGCCTGAAAACTAACCCCGTGTCGGCGGGTGAATTTTGACCCCCTTCGTCTGAGTCTCGGCTTACGAGCCGAGAGGAGAAGGGAGTGTTGTCAGTGGAGGATTGGGCTGAGATCCG